GCGCAGCCCGCTGCCTTTATTCGGCATGCCAGCCCATTTGCATGGGATGATCTTGTTCGCCTGCCGCGCTGCGCGATTGAAGTGAAACACGAGTTCGAAGGCCGGCGCCAAACGCCCATTCCAATCTCCCGGCAAGCCCGGCCCCTGGTCCCAGGTGTAGAGGCCAAAGCGACGCCAGCCCCGCGCGCGCATCCATTCCAGCCAACCCTGCCAATAGGGCTGCCACTCATTCTCGCGATGGATCAGGCCGAGATTGACCAGCGCCTGGCCATCCGGCCGCAACGCCGCGTCCAGATGCTGGAACACGCCCTGCATTAGCGCATCCCAATCCGTCACACCGCCGGTGGTGTAGGCGCGCTGGTTGCCATAGGGCGGGCTCGTGAATAGCATCGCGGCACGATCGCTTTCCATCACGCGCGCGACTGCCGCCGCGTCGGTGCTGTCCCCACACAGCAGCCGATGTGCGCCCAGCAACCACAAATCGCCAGGGCGAGAGACCGCCTGGCGCGGTGCCTCGGGCTCAGCATCGGCGGGATCATCCACATCCTCGGCAATTGCCGGCGCAGCAGGGTTCTCGGCGGTGTCCGCGGGCAGGGCCTCGGGCGCATCGCCGTCGGACACAGCATCTCCAGCCGCCGCGAGGATGCCCGCGAGTTCATCCACCGAGAAACCAAGCGCTGCCAAGTCAATTTCCGCCGCCTCAACGTTCGCCAGCGCATCACGCAGCAGCGTCTGGTCCCATGTGGCGTTCTCTGCGATGCGATTATCAGCAAGCCGCAGCGCTTCCTTTTGCGCGGGTGCGAGGTGCTTCAGCACGATCACCGGCACCTTGGCGATGCCGAGCGCTTCCGCCGCCGCCAAGCGGCCATGACCGGCAATCAGCACGCCATCCTCGTCCACCAGGAGCGGGTTGGTGAAACCGAAGGTCTGCATGCTGGCCATGATCTGCGCGAGCTGCGCCGCGTCATGCACGCGCGCATTGCCGGCATGCGGGCGCAGCGATGCAATCGCGCGGAGTTGGATCCGCTCGGCCATCCAGGGAAGCGTCATGGGGGATATCCGGGAAAGGTTGGGCGGAGGTTTGCACTTAAGCTGCTGAAATCACGCCGAAAGGGTGCAAACCATGCGGGGGCCGGGTGCAAACCAAGTGCAAACCTAAAGGGGGTAGGTTTGTACCTAAGTCATTGAATCCACGTCGCTATGGTGCAAACTGCAACCCATATTTTCGGCCTGGCGCTAGCGATGTCGAGCGCGAATGCCCCCCGCATACAAAATCGCCAGGAAGGAACCATGCGATCGAGATCAGGACTGGCTTTTTTTGAAAGGGAACGACCTAAGCCCTTCGGGCTTGTCGCACCTTCTCGACGTGTCATCGATATAGCAAACTCGATTTACGCGCTGCAATGGGGAGAATTGTAACAGCGATCTCTAGGCGAAGGGGATCGAGTTATCCGACGAAGTTTGCCGGTCCCGTTGATCATCAGATGCAACGGAGCTAGCAAGCTCACTCACGTTCCGCATCGAGCGCCAGAACGAAAATCTCGTGTCGGGCATGCGGATGGCCCCCGCCCTTTTCTGATGAGGCAAGTGCCCCGAGGTAGCGACGCCGCAGATGCCCTTCAATGAGCCAGTATCGAACATGCGGGAACTCACCCTTTTCAGTCCTGATGCCTGAGGGCGTTGCGAGAATGATTGGTGGTATGTCCCACGTCCCTATTGCATCCATACTGCGGAACGGCTCAAACGCCCTACCCTGGAAGTGCTCAAGGTAGGCCTCTGGCTGTCGGTCCCATTCCGGCAAACGCCAACCGACCTCATGTAGAATTCGTTGCGTAGTCCAGGTCTCCAAGACGCAGGAGAGCCGAGGCAGCGGAAGGCTTTGGTAAGGCGACATGCCCCAGTGGCGGTAGATCCACTGCAGAGATACTCGCGCGTCCAGATGGCCAAGTGAGGGGGCCGTGCGTTCGAGCCACTCCACCTCAGACACTTTATCACCGTCGCAGTCCAGATCCGGCCGGAGCGACTCATCCCAAACGTTGGGGCCTGTGAAGTCTATCACGGCATCAATATAGCAGCGCCCGAAAAGAGTCCGTCAAGGACGTCTTAAGGCGGCGGACTGTCAACGGCTTGGCCTGCCACCTCAACACTTCTTGCACCGGTGCCTAAGCGGCAAACCAAGGGTCGCGAAGCATAGACTTCCCGTTTGCGCTCCCCAGATGCTGAATAGCCAATCAACTACTGCAGAGCTGAAAAGTTAAGGCACCACTTGCCAATCGACTCAGGTCTGAAAGGGCCTCTTCTCTGGCCGAGCAACATCCGATTGGCCAGCGAATAATAAGCCATGATTTTGCCTCCTGCGCCTTTTCAGCGAGGACGCTACATTTCAGGGAGGATGTTAGAGTTTTTACGCTGATATCAAAGCGCATAGCAGAATTATGACTCGCTGGGTCTAGATCAAGACTTGCGGATACTCTTATGTCTGAGCAGCCATTTGTCCAGCAACGCTCAATTGGAAAATTGAATGCTGGATCATTGGGAGAGAGCGAGCCGGGCCGCGCCAGATGCAAAAGGGTCCTGTGAAGTTCATCCGCCTCGCCTCCGAAGGCGGCGTTGACGACTTTTAGCAATTCTACCCGAAAAGGTTCTGCCTTTTTTTTGTCTTGACGGTCGAAAAGGGTTGGCACGTTTGAACTCCTCAAAAGGCGAAGTAAGCCTAGGCGCGCTTGCGCCAAGGGCAAACTTCGCTCCTTATCATGTGAGTACCCTCACAATGGCTACAAAAAAGACTAGCATGGCGAAGCGCTGGCGCGAAGCAATATCAAGCAGCCTGCGACCGCGGCATTAGCCCAAAGTGCATTGCTAAGGTGCCGAGTGCCGCGACAAGCATGCCGCCCGCGATTGGCTGCGACACGGGCCTGCCACTCCAGCCGCTACGCGCCGACCATTCACGCACCGACATCTCAAGCCCCACCACAAACCAGACGCAGGAGCCAGCCGGACTATCATCGCCGCCAAGCGCATCCATGGCGGAGAACACACGACGACGCGCGTCAAGCTGACGGTTGGAGAGCCGATCAGCAGTTGATCCTGGCAGACGGATGATCTGCGAGGTCGACATGGTATCGAGTGCAGCACTGCGGAACAGCGTACGGAAAATGCAGCCTGCCTCGTGCATTTCGTGCGTGATGGTTCCGTTGGACAGCATCATGCCGAGTGTATCCACGGCGCGGCGGTGCCGGACCGGGGTGCCCGTCTCGGGATCTGCGTCACGGATTGGTGCGCCGACATCGCCATGCTGCAAGCGCCATTTGGACGGCGCTGACAAATCCTCACGCGGCTTGGCGGGATGCTTGGTCTTGCGTTTAGCGGCCATGATTGCTGCCTCCATTGCGCCGCCCCCAGCGGCGATTGGCTTCGTTGGTGATCGCTTGGCGGAGCCACGGATCGGTGATGTCATCCACCACGATGCTGGCGACGCCATGCCGGTGCCATGCGGCCGCGCGCATGGCGTTCAATTCCGCTTCGTTAGTGGTGCTGCGCAGGCGCGTGATCAGGTTCTGCGCGAGCATCGGGGCGCCGTGCAGGCTCATGCCCGGCCTCCCTCTGCGTCCGTCGCCCAGAGCAGCAGGGCTAGTGCGTCGGCTTCGTTGTCATCCGCCGGCGCAAAGCCGCGGGCACGCATGGCAGCCATCATCGCGGCCTTGTCGGCATTGCCCTTGCCGGTTGCGTAGCGCTTGATCGTTCCGACAGGGACGCCCTGGTACGCAATGACGCGTTCCTCGCACCAAGCCGAAAGGTGAGCCAGAAAGCCGCCGTAGAGGTGCGCAGCGTCAGTGCCTGCATGGGCCCGCACTTCTTCGAATGCGATTTGAGACAATTCGCCGGCGAGGTGCGTGACCTCGGTTAGCCAGGCGCGAAAGCGCAAAAACCGCATGCCGCCGCCCTCGAAGCGGCTTGGCCGAAAGGTCATGGTGCCCGAGGTGATCGCACCGTCGCCTGATCGCAGCGCCCAGCCGGTCGTGGTGCCGAGATCGAGCGCCAGGACCGCCCTGCGCGGTGCGGTGCCGACCTCGCAATCGGAAATGATGGGCGGCCTGCTTGCCAGCGCCGCGGACATGGGGAGAGTCGAGAGAGCCATGATTGTCTCCTGATGGGGATGGTTGTGGTGAGGGCGGCGGCGGTGGGGTTCTTGGCGGA